GTTAGGCACCCCAAAGTCAACGCCTTGGGTCTCCTGCGTGTATTTCTTTGCAATGTTCAGTGGCTCGTTTGCGGCTGGGTTAGCAATTATTCGACCCACCTCTTCTGACGATAAGAGTTGCGGAACTTCGCGTCCAGTTTGTCCTGTTGTTCCGAGGTTAAGCCCTTGACCTTGTAATTCAGGCGCTTCTCGAATTCCGCGATTTTTTGCTCCGCTGACATCAAGCGTTGTTGGGCTGACTCGGAAGAATGGCCCTTCTTGTTTTGTAGCATATGTTGCTCCTATTGGCTTCCCTGCTGATGCAGTCTTTGCCTCTGTTGCCAGAGGGGACATTTTACTTGAAGTGAATGCGTCTGATGCTTTTTTCATCAACTCAGGCGCTTTCTTTGCCGCGTCTGTTGCTTTCATGGCACCCTTAATCATTGCCGTAGGGCTGGCAAAACTAAGCGCGGTCTCCATCATTGGGCGCTCTTCACCTGATGTCACGCCGTATTGGTTCATCAAGTCCTTGACATACTCAGAACCAAGGAAAGGCTTTTCGCTCCCCATGCCAACAGCACCAAGCCCTAAGTTAAACAAGTCAACGCCTGCGCTCAAAGGGTTGTTTGCCAGCACGCCACGATTGAGCAAGTCAGTAGCGGCGCGTGATTTTTTTAGGCTAGACAATTCCTCTTTGCCTTGATCCTTTGCCATCTTTGCAAGGAACTCGGCCATCAAACCAGCCTTGGTTTTCTCACCGTCAGGTGGAGGGGTAGAACTTTCCTCTGGGGATGCAATCCCGCCATTGTCAAACTTTTGGGGCTTTTTAACTGCGCCACCAAATGCTTTATGCATGGCAAAACATTTGTGGAAACGCGCCATCTCTTCTGGTGATTCTTTGGACACTGATCCGCCCTTGGCCTTACTCAGGTCTGGGCTGGTAAGGTCGTAAGTGCCTTGGTTGCCAATCGCGCTCTTGATTGCGTTAGGGTTGTAGGACACTACCTCAGACAACTCGTCACCTCGATACTGCATGATGCCGTCGTACCCTTGGGCCTGCGCCCTGCTCTGAATCTGCTTGCCAATGTTGCCCTTCTCCTCAAAGGCACGCTCCACTAACTTGATGGCGCTTGCCTCATCCATGCCAAGGCCCATAAGCGCATCAGCCGCTGGATCAATGTTCCTGCCTGACTTGCCAATGATGAGAGGGTTCTTGATCTGCGCATAGACTGGCAACATATTGCCGCCTGCCTGCCCTTCACGCAGTCTGCCTACCGCACGATCAGCCATGAATTGGTCAGCCATCTTTTTGCTGTAGTCACCACCTTGACGCATCAACTCAAGCGCCTCGTCATTAGGAATGCCTGTGTAACTGCTTGCGTGTGGTGTGTTAGGGGTCATGTATACCCCAGAGCCTAACGCGCCCTCCTTGCTAGGTTTAAGGCGTCGTATGGCCTCTTTTCCCTTGCCACCCTCGGTGGCCGTCGTGCCGTGGTATAGGCGCATCTGCACCGCACTTGGCTCAAGCATCTTTTTGAGGTTGGCCTCGGCCATTGCCGCATCAGCCATTTTGCTGGCCTTAGTCAACGCACCAGTGATGCCCTTTGCCAGCTTGCCACCTTCCACCATATGGACACCGCCACCACGGGCCTTGTTGATGTCAGGATCATTGAGGTCGTATGTGCCACGATTGCCTGTGGCCGACTTGATCTGCGTTTCCTTAAAGGGCGCGTAAACCTCTGAGCCGTTTTCAGTTGCAATCACGCCATCGTGGCCTAGTCGTTTCATTGCGTCGGTTGCCACATTGGACTTAACAAGGTCAAACCCTCTAGGCGTATGCTCACGCTCTTTGCCAGAGGCTTTGTACTTAATAGCCTTGGGGATGTCGCCAAGCAACTCATCAACGCCAACACCTAACGCCTTTGCCACAGCATTGGCCTCGTCCATGTTCAGTTCGCCAGATAGATTCTTGATCAGGTCAGTGGCGTAAAAAGGATTCTCAATTGATAGATGCACGGGCATGATGTTCGCGCCCTCTGGCACATTGGGGTCTTGCTCCCACGGCCTTTGAGAGGTCTTCCAATACCTGAACTTCTGCGACGCAAAGTCGTTTGCAAACTCTGGATCGTTTGTCATCCACCCAGCGATGTTGGATTTGTTCTCTGTGCGCTTGTCTGCCTTTGGGTCAAACCGCTTCACATCTTGATCTGTTGCGTGATACGCCTTGTTCTTGACTTTGCTCTTCTCAAGCATCTTGGCAAGGTTGGCGTCGCGCTCTGCCGCAGGCAATGCCTTACTAGCCAGTGTGGCATCAGCGGCCTTGCTGGCCTTGTCAAAGATGCTCATCACGCCCTTGGCTATCTTGCCGCCGTCAACTTTCTTGACTACAGCACCGCCAAAGGCTTTGTGCATATTGAAGCACTTGTGGAACTTGTCCATCTCCTCTGCGGTCTCTTTGCGCTCTACAGCGCCGCCTTCTTTGCGCAGGAACCCTTTGCCTGTCACCATGTCATTCATCACCTCAGTGGGTGACTTGCCAGTCTGCTCTGCTGTGCGCTTGATCAGCCTCTCAAGGTTGTCCACATAGTTCTCTGGCTTGGTCTTTAGGGCCGTCACATCAGCGGAGCCGTACCACCCAAGGGCCTGCGCCTCGGCTGGCTCGACACCGTGCCGCTTGGCACCGCGTTGCCATAACTCCTCGAAGCCTGCGTACTCGGAACCCTTGGGCGCGGCCTCCCAGAAGCCCGGTCTCTGTTGCGCCTCACGCATCGTCATCTCGCCCGTATTAAACATCTCGCGAGGCTTGTAGCTGTTGATGATTTTTCCCTTGTCATCCTTTTCCACCAACTTGGAGGCCAACCATCGTGGGTCACCCTGCTCAATGATGGGGCCTCGAAGGGCATTCACATCCACCGTCACGGGCCTGAGATTGCCAAGCAAGTTCTCGTAGAAGGTGCCTAGCTTTTTGTTTGGTGGCAACGCCTCGCCAATCTTGCCCTGACTGATCATCAAGGCGCGATTAAAGATGTCACCCTGCGCCAACGATCCATAGCCTGTGGGCAACTCAACTAGCGTGCGACCCTCGGCCAGCGATGGGTCATCCTTGAGCGCCTTCTTGAGTTTGTTCGTAAGCAAGAGCGAGTTGTCAGGCAGTTGGCCTGTCTCACTCAGGTGGTACAGGTACGATCCCATTTGGTTTTGCTTGTCCACAGGGTTGCGTTGGCTGGCGCTTGCTAACTGCGCCATCAGAGACTCAAACTGCTCTGGGGTGCGACCAGCGTCCATCGCGACCTGCCTCAGTGGCTCAGTGCCGTACCACTCTTGCACATCAAGCGCCTTGCCTTTGTTGATCAGGTCATCGACCTTGCCACGCGCTTTGCGACTGTCAAGCAAGTCTTGCGTGCGCTCGTTGTACTTGGGTGACTTGTTAGCGGCACGCGCCTTGTCCACCGTAGGCATACGGGGCAAATCTTTCTGCTCACGCGGGGTGTACATCCCTTGGTCACGGGGCATCAGTGGCAGGCCAGTGCCTTGGGGACGCGTCATGGGCGCTTGCTGGGCCTCTAGTGCCGCCTTCAACTTGCCTGCGGCCAACTGCTCATCAGCCGCCTTGCTTGCGGCTTGGATTGCCTTCAAGGCTCCTTGTGCAGGTTTGCGAAAGTCAGCCATGTTGTTCCTTATGCAGAATACGGGTTCACCCGCTTTGATTGGGTGAACTCCAGATAATCGTCGTCATTATCAGGGGGTTCTGGATTGATGTCGAGCCAGTTCATATCCTTCAGCAATCGAATCGCCTGCGTCGCGCTGTCCACATAGTCATCGTGCGCGGCATCAGGGAACGCGCATATCTGGGACAGGAACCCCTCGCACCAGTCCTTGACGTAGCCCTTGTGCTTGTCCGACTCAGGCAACCAAACGCGCCCAGTGGCAAAGATGCTGGCCGTAATCTGGAGCCTCTGCATCTTGTCAGCGCGACCCGGGTTGTAGGCACGCACAGGCAAGTGGGCATAGCGCAACTCTTGGATCAGCGAGATGCCCGCCGCCTTGTCCTCCACGAGGATCAGGTCTGGCCTCTTGGCCTCCCTACCTTCACCATAGGACACGCGCCACTCCTCTAGCACCTTGGGCTTGAGTTTAGGGAATGACAGGTGTTCAGCCCAACAGTCGATCAGCAGGACGCTCATAGGCCCATCTAGTGGCTTGAAGATGCCCCATGTGGTCATGGCAGTGGGGTCGTTGTGTTCCTTCTCTGCGAAGGCGCAATCATAGGACTGCACGATGTACTCAAACTTAGGGAACGCCTTGTGCGCAGGCCATAGCTTGAACATATCCCTGCTGACCACCTTGCCGTCCTC